ACGCTTTTTGGCCGAGCCTGGACACGACCGGGTATGGCGATTTGTCTTATGGGCCTCAGGTTGTTAAGTGGGCTAAGACGTTCATGGGTCTTGATCTTTTTGAGTGGCAGGCTCATGCGTTGTTTGGTCAACTTGCGCATGATGAGCACGGCGATCTTTTGTTCCGTGAGTCTCTGGTATCTACTGCTCGTCAGAACGGTAAGTCGATTGGGTTGCAGGCTTTGATTGGCTGGTGGTTGACGGAGATGCCGAAGTTGCGTGGTAAGCCTCAAAACATTTTGAGTGTGGCGAACCGTTTGGATCGTGCTGAGAGTTTGTTTAATGCGTTGGCTCCGATGCTTGTTGAGTTGTTTGGTGCTAAAGCGATGCGGACGTTTGGTCGTAAGTCGGTGGAGATGCCCGACGGGTCTATGTGGGAGGTTCGTTCGTCTAGTCCGAATTTGCATGGCGGGTCGTATGACCTTGTCGCGGCGGACGAGGTTTTCAACATTTCCGATCGGTTCATGGATGCCATCCGTCCGACGATGATTGCGCGTAAGTGTCCGTTGTTCAGCTGCTGGAGTACGGCGGGCGATGAGTCAAGTACGGCCATGATTCAGATGCGCGAGATCGCTATCAATGAGATTGAAAAAGGTGAGCGTTCACGGCTCTATTTTGCTGAGTGGTCTATCGGTGATCGGGACTGGCGGAACCCAGAGAATTGGGTTTATGCGAATCCTTGCCTGGGTAAAACGATCACGATTGAGGCGTTGCAGGCGGTCAGTAAAAAAGATTCGTTCTTGCGTGCTCACTTGAATATGTGGGTGAGTAGTCGAGGCAGTTGGTTGGAGGAAGGCGTGTGGGCGTCCTGCAAAGTTGACGGCCCTATGCCGGAGGGCGGAGTGCTCGCCGTTGAAATGTCAATGGACACAAACCGTTATGTGGGTGTCAGATCGTCAATGGTTGACGGCATTGTGACAACGTTTGTTGAGTTCATTGTGGATAACGAAGCGGCGCTCTGGTCTGAGATTGATCGAGTCATGGCCGACAAACTTGTCGCCCTGGCTATCACTCCCAGTCTTGAGATTCATGCGCCTTTGAGTTTGCGTCGTCGTATGACTGTGGTCGGTCAGGCGGAGTTAATCAAGTTCACGGGTCTTGCGCAAAAGATGATTTTGGAAGGTCGCGTCAAGCATTTGGGTCAACTCACTTTGTCGGAACATATGAACCGCGCCGTGCTCATCAAGACGGGTATGGGTGTCACGCTTTCGCACAAGTCGTCGCCTGGTCCGATTGAGTTGGCGAAGTGTGCAGTGTGGGGGATCGCGTTGTCTAGCAAATATCAGAACCGCGCTAAACCCATCATGGTGGTCGGGTGAACTATTGTGGGTCTGTGGTGGGCAGGTGTCGGGCTTGCCCATCACACCCTAAAGATCGGATATCCCAGTGGGCATTTTCTCAAGACAAGTGACGAAAGCGGCGATCAGTCCTATTGACGAATCCCACAAGGCCGCAGCTGCTGGATCGTATGGCACCTACCAATCAAATCAAGGCGCAAACTTTATCGGGCAGTATTACACCTATTACGAAGGCGACGCCCGTAACCGTGCCAACTCCATTCCGACGTTAAGTCGAGCGCGTGACCTTCTCGCTTCAGTTATCTCGTCCACCCAGTTACAGATGTACAACGAGGTCTGGAATGACACAGAAAAAGAAATGGAATGTGTCTATATCGCGCCTCGTTCATGGTTGCGTCAACCCGATCCTACGATCCCGTATGCGACGCTCATGGCTTGGACGCTGGACGATCTTCTCTATTACGGCCGTGCATTTTGGTACATAACCAGTCGTACCGCTGACGGTTTCCCTGCAACGTTTACACGACTTCCAGCAGGCTCCGTTAACACTCAAGACCAGGTGGGCCCAGTGTGGTTCGCACCTTCAAAAGAGGTGTATTTCCAAGGCGGGATGTTAGACCCGAATGATCTCGTGCAGTTCATTAGTCCAGTTCAAGGAATCGTTTACCAGTCGCAGACAGCGATTGAAACTGCGCTTCGTGTTGAGCAGTCGCGTTACCGTAACGCTCAGTCGTCACTTCCGTCTGGTGTGTTGAAGCAGACAGGCGGAGAACCACTATCGGCTCAAGAACTTGCCGACCTTGCGACCGCTTTTAACTCTGCTCGAGTCAATAACCAAACCGCCGCACTTAACGAGTTCCTGCAGTACGACGAAACTAAAGCGTTGCCGGACAATATGTTGATGATTGAGTCCGCAGATTTCAGCGGAAAAGAAATGTGCAGGCTCGGAAATATCCCTTTCTACCTCGCTGGATTTGACATCGGCAGCTACCAATATTCTACGTCGGCAGGTGCTCGCGAGGACTTGCTCCTGTTTGGTGCACGTCAATATCTGGACTGTGTGTCGCAAACATTGAGTGGAAACAATGTTTTGCCCCGTGGCACGATGGTGAAGTTTGATATTGACTCCTACTTAGGTTCTTTAATGAAGGACGAAATGATGACCGAAACTCCCGACATGACAGAAACTATTGAGGAGACGAATTCATGAAACTAACCCTGTCCGCAGGTTTCGCAGTAGATGTTGAAGCCGCAGCTGGTGAAGCACCGACCCGCACAATTTCGGGCATCGCCGTTCCCTATGGCGTATCCGCAACAGTGAGCGACGGAACGCAAGTCCAGTTCGCTCCAGGCTCGCTTCCCGTTGACGATAAAGCCCCGAAACTATTGATGTATCACGACTCATCGCGACCCGTCGGCCTTGTAACTTCACGCACCGAAACACCTCAAGGGATGTTGTTCACTGCCAAGATCGCCGACACTGTTGCAGGAAACGAGGCGTTACAACTCGCCAAAGAGGGCGTGCTGGACAATGTTTCGGTCGGTGTAGATGTTCTTACCTCCACCCGTAACGATGACGGGACAATGGTTATAACGTCAGCAGTAATGCGCGAGTTGAGCCTTGTCCCCATACCCGCCTTTAGCGGTGCTACGATCACAGATGTGGCCGCTTCAGCGGACATGACTCCCGACGAAATCTCAGTTACAGAACCACAAGTCGAGGAGACAACCATGTCGGAACACATTGAAGCCGCAGCACCTGAAGCCGCACCAACCGCACCCACCATTTTCGCATCAGCAAAGAAGGCTCCGCGCCTTCCTTCGGCTGGCGAGTGGATGGCCGCTTTCCACCAGGGCGGAGAAACTTTCGCAAAGGTCAACGCATCAGTCACTGATTGGAAGGCTGAACATCAGTCAACCTACGAAGCAGCTGCAGGCGATGTCGCCACGACCAACACTCCAGGCTTGCTCCCAGTTCCCGTTTTGGGACCGCTCGTTCAGAACATCAACTTTGTTCGTCCAGTAGTCAACCGTTTAGGCGCTCGCGCTTACCCGGACAACGGTCAGCAAAAAACCTTTTTGCGCCCGACCATCACGACTCATACATCAACGGCCGCTCAAAGTGCAGAGTTTGATGCAGTGTCGGCCACCACGATGGTGATCGCCTCGAATACGATCAGCAAGACCACTGTTGCTGGTCAGGTTTCGTTGTCAATGCAAGACATTGATTTCACTTCGCCTGCAGCAATGCAGTTGATCATGGACGACCTCATGGGCGAACTCATGCTCAAGACTGACGACATTGCAGCCGACGCACTTCTCACCGCTGCAACCTCATCGGGCGTATGGGACTTGACCGCAGTTGACTTGATGAAGTCCATCTATGACGCCGCAGTTGATGTCAGCAACGGAACCAACTTTTTCCCTGACACCATCTTCGTCAGCCCAGACGTATGGGGTCAGTTGGGACAGGTCGTTGACTCCAGCAACCGTCCATTGTTCCCGTATGTCGGCGCAGCTGGTCTCCAAGGTCAGAACGCCCTCGGTGGCGGAAACGCAACCACTTGGGTCGGCTCCAACCCGCTCGGACTTGAGATCGTCGTTGACAGCAACTTCGCTGCCAAGACAATGATCATCACCAACTCTGCAAAAGCATTCGAGTACTACGAATCAGTACGCGGAATCTTGTCGGTTGAACAACCAGCAACGCTCAGTCGCTTGTTCTCGGTCCATGCTTACTGCTCAACGTTTGCAGCAGTGCCCAGCATGATTCGCAAGATCACTCAGGCCT